ACTTATTTCAGCAGCACGTTGGAGATGTTGTTGCTAACCTTGGCTTTGACTACGTGAATGGCACAGAGAATAGCCTTGAGCCTTTGCGTCAGTTGCTTGAGGAATACAAGAACGACTTCACACCTAACCTCCGTGTTGACTGGGAGGATGATGACCTTGATACGATACTAGATGCTACGGCTCTTGAGTCTCGCTGGTCTTTCAACATACCTACCCTGGCTCGTAAGGTAGAGGGCGTCAGTGGTGGTCACTTGGTTGTAGTGGGCGCACGTCCTAACACAGGCAAGACATCCTTCCACGCCTCTCTTATAGCTGCTGACGGTGGCTTCGCTCACCAAGGCGCACGTTGCATTGTGCTTTGTAACGAAGAGGCATACACACGGGTGGCGTCACGCTACGTTAGTGCCTCTGCTAACATGACAATGAAAGAGGTACGCGGTAACCAAGCTCTTGCTCGTATGCGCTATCAGCCTGTGCGTGAGAACGTCATGTTCAAGGAGAGCACAGGTAAAACTATGGCGTGGGTTGAGTCTGTTGTGAAACAGGAGAAGCCTGACATTGTAGTTTTGGACATGGGTGACAAGTTCTCTGACATGAAGAGTGAGCGCAGTGACATCACACTCAAGGCTGCAGCTATCCATGCCCGTAACATTGCCAAGCAGTATGACTGTTGTGTGATATGGATGTCACAGTTGAGCGCAGAGGCAGAGGGTAAGGCAGATCTTAACCAGTCAATGATGGAGGGAAGCAAGACAGGTAAGGCTGCAGAGGCAGACCTTATGATACTTATCGGCAAGACCATGCAAGTAGAAGGAGAGGATGAAGATCCAGTACGCTATCTTAACCTTGCCAAGAACAAACTAAACGGGTATCAGGGTAAGATTACTTGTGTGCTAGATGGATCACGTTCTATCTACACAGCTTAGGGGATAGACATGAGATTAGTATTAGACGTTGAGAACAGTGTGACTTGGAGGGACGGGAAGATCTTTAATGATCCTTTCGAGCCTACCAACACGCTTACTCAGGTTGGCATGGTGAATGCTGACAATCACGAAGAGTTACATATTGTAACATTAGATCACAATGAAGCTAAGGATACGTCAGGTGCAGGCCGTGCATTAGTACAGAGTGTGCTGGACATGACAACCCTGCTCATCATGCACAACGCTAGGCATGACTTGATGTGGTTGTGGGAGAGTGGCTTCACCTATGAAGGTGCAATCTATGACACCATGCTTGCTGAGTACCTACTCCTGCGTGGACAGAAGGATGCGCTAAGCTTAGCTGCATGTGCCATACGCCGTGACTTGGCTGAGCAGAAGGAGGATTACCTATCTACCTGCATTAAGAAAGGTATCAACACAAATGAGACTAATCTGGATAAGCTCAGCCTTTATCTTAGGGCTGACCTGCTCACAACTAGCGAGTTGTTCCACTCTATCGAAGCAGACTACGCAAACCCCGAAAGCAAGTCCCTACACACCGTCAGAGATGTTACCTTCGACACCTGCAAAACCCTTACCAGAATGTACATGTCGGGAATCAGGGTGGATCTTGATGAACTAGAACGTGTGCGTGTACTCTTTGAGGATGAACGATCAGAGCTAGAGACTAAGCTGCAACAGCGTGTGCGTGATCTTATGGGTGACACACCTATTAACATAGGTTCACCTGAGCAGATGTCACAGGTTGTGTTCAGTGTCCGTATGAATAACAAGAAGGAATGGGCGGGTCTGTTTGACTTCACCAATACACCAACAGAGTTCCGTGAAGCAGTAAAGGCAAACAGCAGTCCTATCTACCGCACCAAGGCATTCACCTGTCCAACCTGTGAGGGTGCAGGCAAGACGTATAAGACCAAGAAGGATGGCACCAAGTTTGCTAAACCAAATAAGTGTAAGGACTGTGATGCGCGTGGCTTTCAATTAACACAGACACAGCAAGTCGCTGGGCTACGCTTCTCTTCACCTAACAAGAACTGGGTCAGTGCTAATGGGTTCAGCACAAGCAAGGACAAACTGCAACTGTTGATCAGTACAGCACGGACACACAAGAAGCATGAGGCTGTAACTTTTCTAGAAGACTACCTGCGTTACAGTGCAATCAGCAGCTACCTGTCTACGTTTGTGGATGGCATAGGTATCTACTCAAAGGACGATGGCTTCCTACATGTCACACTTACTCAGAGTGTGACAGCCACAGGACGCTTCAGTGGCAAGGAACCCAACATGCAGAACATGCCACGGGGAGGTACGTTCCCTGTTAAGCGTGTGTTTGTGTCGCGCTGGGATGGCGGCTACATCTGTGAGGCAGACTTTGCTCAGCTTGAGTTTAGAACTGCTGCGTTTCTTGCACAGGATGAGACAGCCATGCACGAGATAGCTACAGGTGTAGATGTTCACGCTTACACTGCAAAGGTTATCTCTGCTGCAGGCCAGCCTACGTCACGCCAAGAAGCAAAGGCTCATACTTTTGCACCTCTCTTCGGCGCTACAGGGTATGGCAGGTCTAAGGCGGAGGAAGCGTACTACATCCAGTTCATTGATAAGTATAAGGGGATTGCAGCATGGCATAAGAACCTGGGTGAGGAGGCAATGCGCTTCAACAAGATTACTAATGTGTCAGGTAGGCAGTACGCTTTCCCTGATGTATCACGAAGATCAAACGGTAGTGTGACACACTTCACGATGATCAAGAACTACCCAGTGCAGGGCTTTGCAACAGGGGATGTCGTACCTGTCGTACTCAATGAGATGTACAAACGTCTTGAACCTATGCAATCCTGTCTGGTGAATACCGTACATGACTCAACTGTTATTGACATACACCCTGATGAGAAAGATCAAGTACTATCAATGATAAATGACATGAATGAGGGCTTGACTGATTTAGTTGAATCAGTGTATGGAATACGAATGAATGTGCCTCTACTATTAGAAGCTAAAATCGGGCCGAACTGGCTTGACACAGTGGACGTATGAGGTATAACTAGGTACTCTTTGACTCTATTAAAAGGATATAGAAATGAGCAACGAATTAGCAATCGCAGCAGAGCGTGGGCAATCTATGGCAGAGATGATGGGTGTATCAGCTGCATCTACTCAGCAGTCCACACCCTCTATTGCACGTGTCGGTATGATCCACCAGCCTATCATGGGTGAGGTGGAGTTTAACGGCAAGACAATCAAGACAGAGGTTTTGCCTATAGGTACATTCACTCTGGTGCAGGGTGAAGATAAAGTCTACAGCAACGGGGTTACCTTACGTGTCTTTGCTCAGCGTAACCAGTGGCAGCGCTGGAACAGTGAGACAGAAGAGATGGAGAAGTCTGTCATGTCTAACTCACTCAATGGTGACATGAAGGACAGCGTTGGTGGCTTTAACCTTGGGCGTCCTACTGGATACATTGATGACTTCCAAGCCCTGCCTGAAGCTACTAAGCAGATCATGCGTTCAGTCAAGCGTGTTAAGGTATTCTTTGCTACTGTCACACTAGACAACCCTATGAATGACAAGGGTGAGCCTGTTACAGGTAACTACACTGATGTTCCTGTGGTTATGGATGTTAAGAACCGTGACTCACTCAAGAGCATTGATGTTGTACTGAATGGCTTGAACCGTAAGAACCTGCTGCCTATCATGTCTACCATCAAACTGTCTGGTGTAGAGGATAGCATCCCTACAGGTGCTAAGTTTGGTAAGATCGAAGCCAAGCTAGGTAGCAGCGTTGATCTGTCTGACAGTGACAATGACACGCTAAAAGACTTCATGGATCTTATAGAGTATATGAATGGTAAGGTGCTTGACCTTCACAATGAGCGTAATGATAGAGGGCTATCCCCTGAGGATGCAGCTGTTGTGTCTGACATTATCAACAACGACTTCATTGAGGTGGAATAATGAATCACCCAGCTGAACTAAAGGTCTTCAACTTCTTACAGAAGGCCATGGCTGGTGAGTCTACTATGACTGAGGAGGTGGCTAAACAAGTCGCCTCCGATGTTGAAGCTGCACTGTATAAGCAGTTTGATAGTGGGCCTCGTGATAAGTTTCGCTTACGTATGTCTAACATTGGTAAGCCTAAGTGTCAGCTATGGTTTGAGAAGAACGATCCAGAAGATAAGACACCATTCCCTCCTGCGTTCCTGATGAACATGATCCTTGGCGATATTGTTGAGGCTGTGTTCAAGGGAGTGCTTCGCTCTGCTGGTGTAGAGTTTAAGGATAACGATAAGGTTACACTCAAGTTACCTCATGGTCAGGAGATCAAGGGTGAGTACGACATGGAGATGGATGGACGTATTGATGATGTTAAGTCTGCATCACCGTGGTCATACGATAACAAGTTCGCTTCCTTCGATACTCTTGCACAGAGTGACAGCTTTGGCTACGTGGCACAGCTTGTGGGCTACGCAGAGGGCGCTGGAAAGGATGTAGGTGGTTGGTGGGTAGTCAACAAAGCAAACGGACAGTTCAAGTACGTAGACGCCTCTGAGGGAGTAGACAAGGAAGCAGTACTATCTGACATCCAAGCTCTCGTGGACTACATTGATAACGATGAACCGTTTGAACGTTGCTACGAGCCAGTAGAAGAGACATTCTACCGTAAGAAGACAGGCAACTGGGTACTGCCATCAGGGTGTAAGTTCTGTAGCTTCAAGCATAAGTGTCACACTAACTTGCAGCCACGACCAAGCATCCCTAGTAAGTCAAAGAACCCACAAGAGGTTGACTATACTTACATAGCACCTGAGTATCTTGATGGCTAGAAGACATAACTCACACATTCGTCTTAAGGGTCAAGTGCAACGCAGTGGTCTTGAAGTAGAGGCTGCTGCGTACCTCAAGGACAGACAGAAGATCGTAGCATACGAAAAGCTAAAGATCGAATGGGAAGATCTAAAGTACCGTACCTACACGCCTGACTTTGAGTTAGATAATGGTATTATAATTGAGATGAAGGGCTTGTTTTTGCCTACAGATAGGCGTAAACACATAGAGATACAGCGACAGCATCCTACACTAGATATTCGTTTTGTATTTAGTAATGCTAATTCAAGGCTTTATAAGGGAGCCAAGAGTAGGTACTGCGATTGGTGTGATCAGAAGGGTTTCCAATGGGCGAATCGTGTGATACCTGAGGAGTGGCTGAAAGAAAAGGGTAAGCGTATGAAAGAGCAACGTGTCAAAGTAAAGAGGAGAGAGTAATGGCCTACGAGATTAAAGATGGTGATGTAGCTATAGTACTATCCCCTGTCATTGAGGATGGCGAATGGAACGGTAATATCAAAACAGGTATGGTGTTTGGTTCTAATGGTTCTGAGGATGGCATGAGGGCTGCACT